TTCCTTTGTGTTCGCTTGTTTCTGCATAACCATAACAAATAGTGTCATTTATCTTTGCAGTTGCTTTTAAGAACACTTTAGTTCCTATTGCTACAATTTCATCACTAAGGGTTAAAGTAGCGTTATAACGTAAAAGAATAGGTTTAACCGCTTCTAATATATCTTCGGCACTTCTATACTTGTATTTGCCAAATGCATTTACATTTGTCTTTGGTACTTTTAATTCGTTTTGAATTTTTACTAAATTGTTTTCGGGATTGCTCATGATTTCTTTTTGGGGTTTTAGAATGGTGTGTTGTTTGAATCGTATACGGTTTTTCCGTTTCCAATGTAGCTTGCTTTTACTTTAGCAGCTCGTTCTTCTTTGGTTTGTCCAGTTGTAATGGATGCATCTTGTCCATACTGGTTAGGTTGATCGTTTAATATGATACTGATATCATAGTATTCTGCTCCATTTTTACCTGGTTTGATTCTTGACTTATCTAACTTTGTTAGATCAATTGATGCTGCGATAATTTTACTCATGATTTATTTGTTTTTATTGGTTTATATTTTTGTTAAGTTCTTTAAATTTTTAAAAAATACTATTTGTTCTAAACACCATTCTTTGGAATAAGATATTTCATCAAACCAAAAAACAACTCCATTATATCTTTGTTCCCAATTATTAATGGCATTATCTATTATTATTAATTTATTCATTTTTATATTTTTTGTTCTAAAATGTCTAACAAGTAATTTAACTTTTCTTCATCGGTAAAATCATTTTCTTTAGAAATAAGCTCAACGTATCGAATAGCTTCATCTTTAAAGATATAACGATGTTCAGGGTAATTAATATCTAATACTAATAACTCGTTTGGATACCAGTGTTCGGTAAGCCAGCATTGGTTATAACTACCGCTAGTGTAATCTTCAGGGTCTAAGTCGTACATCATATCTAAGTATTGAGTTGGTTAAACGTAAATAATTACTTGTTTCTATTCTCATTTGCATTTCAAGTCCGCAAGTTATTTGTCCTTGAGCTGCTTGTTCTAATATCAAACTTTCTAGTTTAAATATTTTTTCGTAGGATTCTGCTATTTCTTTTTTCATATAAATTTTTTTAAGTTTTGTTCAATAAATAATTCCATTACTTTTACTTGTTCAAAGTATCTAGCACGTTTGCCAGTTGAATTTCTAGGTAGGTCATCAATTATATTTTTTAATCGATTGTTAAACATTTGCAGTCGGTTAAGTTGGTCTATGTTTAATTCGATATACATCATTGATTTACTGCTAAAGGGTTCAGTCGGCATATCGGATGGCTAAGAAACGTTCGTATAATTCTTTGTTAAAGTGGCCTTTATTATTCCACCAATTAACAGCATAGCAGTAACGGGCCATGCACCATTGTTGATTATCCATTTTCTCTAAGTTTAATTTCGTTTCTTAAAGTATCTATTTTGCCATCCATATAAGTAATGTTTAAAGAATTAAGGATAACTTCACGAACTACAGGAATATCATTAATATCGATATTAACTTCTTTTAATGCACTCTTGATGCAAAGATATTGTTCGTTATTATAGTTCATGTTTCTCGTCTAAAATGGTTTTTAAAGTATCGTGATAAACAGCCATGTAATCAGCTTCTGAGCAATCTTGTATCGTATCGGAATAATAAGCTCGAGATATCGGGCATACACTAATTGAGGGTGTGGTTCCAGTTTCAAGCATGATACATTTATCTTCGCTAAAAATCTTGTAATAAAAAACTAAAGACTTTCGGTACTTAGGAAGTTGGATGTCTAAAATTTCAATAAATTCTTTTGTTGATTTGATTTCGATTTTCATGATTTGTTTTTTTTAGGGGTTTATAAATTTTGTTCATCTGCAAATGAATAATATCCATCTTCAGTAATAATAATATGATCTAATAAAATACTATCTAATAATTTTAAAGACTCTTTTACTTTATTTGTAATATCTTTATCTGGTTGGCTTGGTTGCAAGTTCCCTGATGGATGGTTATGTGCTAAAATAACACTACTTGCTAAACTATCAACAACGTACTTTGCTATTAATTTAATATCAACTACACTTCCAGTTATACCGCCTTGACTTATCTTAGCATAACCAATGGTAGTATTATTTCTATTAAGCAAAAGGATAAACACACTTTCATAAATAGAGATGTCATCGGAATAAAATTGTTTAATAAATTCAAATGATTGCCTTGATCCAGTAATTTTTTGTTTAGGAAAATCAGATTGTAATTTTTTCAATCCGTATAATGATATATTTTCCATATTAAAAGTCGTGAGTAGGATAAACTTCAATTATTTGTTCTCCAGTTGAATCATCTATGTAATAGGTGTATTCTCCGATTGTAATATATACAACGTTTTCTGATCTAATTTCTATATTCATATAGCACTAATATTAAAGGTTTGTATTGTAGTAACTTTGTTCATCATTACAACGTATGCATAAAGTCTGCAGTCTTCAATGGTTTCCCACTTGGTTAATTTTGTGAAAGCAATACATTTATCGCAATTCAGGAAGTCGATTTTAAATTTTTTCATGATTTCTTTTTAAGGGGTTAGTTGTTTTAAATTATTAAAAGTGATGTTATCTAAATAAGGACCAAATAATAAAGTGTATATTTTTCCATTTGAAACTTTAACTGATTTACGAACTATTTCACCATTAACTAAATAAATACATTTATCGCTATCCAGGAAGTCAATTTTAAATTTTTTCATGATTTCTTTTTGGGGGTTAAATTAAAATGATTTGTAAAGTTTGTTAAGATTAATTATTTGACTTCTTATTGATTTTATTGCAGAGATGTAACCTCTATCTTTACTGCTAATTAAATCATAATTTTGTGCATCAGTATAATGCATTTTGATTTCTTTACCATAATGGATTGTTGATACTGACCATTGACCGTAACCTGTTTGTTTAAAATTTAATTCTTTTTTCATGATTTCTTTTTGTTTTAGTTATTAATATTCTGTAAAAATAAAGTTTATTTTTAATATATGCAAAATAATTATACTAGGTTTAACGATTATTTTTACTTTTATTCTTAACTATTTGATTTTCAGTGCAATTATTTTTTTGTCTACGCTTATATTTAGATCCTTTGTCTATAAATTTTGTCTTACCAATCATTATATATTTAATTTGATTAGTTTTTAATTTATAATAAATGGCTTGGTGGCTTACTGAATGTAAGGATGCGAACTCGCTAACTGATAAAAGATTATTCATATTGCAAATTTACAAAATAATATTGATAGTTGCAAAATATATTTAATGTAATTACATTTGTCAATCAAAACAATAATCGATAAACACTTCTCGGACAACTATACTTACTATAAAAGTGTATGTAAAAGATATTACAATGGTCGGTACCTGGCAGAAGATTTGCTTCACGAACTTTATATAAAATTAAGCAACTCTAATCCCGATCAAATTGAACGCTATCACAAAGCAAATAAATTAAATTGTTTAGGGTTATTAATAATTAAAGACTTATTTCGGCATCGGACTCAAAAGCTATTCCACATAGATGGCAATACTTCTAATTTATTTGAAGGAGCAAACTTTGAGATATTAGACTTTAAACAAGTGGATGAGGAGTATTTTCAAATAGATGAAATCTTAATTGATAAAATAAAAAATTGTATCTTTGATGGGTTACTAAACCAGGATCATGATATAGAAGTTTTTGTAATGGCACAAATCGAACCGCTTTACAGGATGGAGCAACGAACTAAAATAAATCGTAGTAGCTTAAAGAAAGCTTACGAGAATGCAAGGATTAAACTTAAAAACCAATTAAAATGAAAACACAAAACTTAAATCACATTAAAGAAAACGTTGAACTATTCAGAATGTGGGTAGCTAACAACGAGCACTTACAAAACTCAATGGATGTATTACAACCAGTTATTGAAGTTTACAACGAAGAATTCCCACAACAAGCTATCGGACTATCGAATTGTAAAGAATGTTTATTAGATATGCTTAGATGGGCCATCGGACTAACAAAAGAAGAAGTTAAAAAGAAAAAAAATGAAATATAATTATATTACTTACACAACTTTAGTTCCAACATTTGACTGCTATACAAGTAGTCTTATCGGAACGTTTTATATTATACTAAACTAATGCAAGACGAATACGAATCAATAAACTTTTGGAATAATGCCTAAGCCATTAAAAAACGAACCTAAGGACGAATACATTAAA